AGGAGCATAGAAGAATTTGAATATCACACCGATGTCTTCCGCTGGATGGGATACGGCAAGTCCTTCCAAGATGCGAAGTGCAATGTACACATATCCGGTAGGCAAGGTCCAGCCGGTATCCAACGAGCTCTCCCAAGATTATCTCAAGAGGCGCGAAATATTATTACGATCGAGAACGACGAAATGTCGTGGGGTATCGACGCAAGTCTCGAACTTGCAAACGACCTTGCCCTCGTTCTTGACATACACCATCACTGGGTCGCTAGTGGTGAATACATTCAACCAACCGACGATAGATTTCTACGCATAGTTGATAGTTGGCGTGGTGTTCGTCCTGTGATACATTATTCTGTATCACGTGAAGATCTACTTGTAGGACATAATCCAGACACTTTACCTAATATGGGAGAATTACTTGAACAAGGATTCAAAAAACAGAAACTACGTGCTCATAGTGACTTTATGTGGAATAGGGCTGTTAACGATTGGGCTTTGTCTTTTAGAGACTCCGCAGATATAATGGTAGAAAGTAAGGCTAAGAATCTAGCCAGTCGAGCTCTTTACGAATCAATATAGCACCATTTCCCTTTCCAACTGTCAATTTTAACATAAATATATTACGATGTTAAAAGAACTGAAAGATATTGTTATTGAAGCGGACACAAAGCGTCCAACACTAGTACTTAACAAATTACCGTATGCACGTGATGCATTAGAACCGGTAATGAGTAAAGAAAGTGTAGACCTCCACTACGGAAAACTGTCTCAAGGATATGTTGATCGTTATAACAAAAAAGAAGGTGATGATAAATTTAACTTTGGTGGCGCACACCTGCACAATTTATATTGGGCACACCTGCAACCACCCACTTCAGGAAATACACCATCAGGAAACTCGCTCGAACTAATCGACAAAAAGTTTGGGTCTTTTCAAAATTTCAAAGAGAAATTTATTGACAAAGCCAAAAGTCTACAAGGATCAGGTTGGGTCTATATGGATGTCAAAGGCAAGTTAGGATTAATTGCTAATCAAGACTTCCAACGTGGAACTGAAATTGTTATGTTAGTTGATATGTGGGAACACAGTTATCTACTTGACAAAACAAAAGACAAGTATCTAAATGATATATGGCGTGTTATTAATTGGTCGATAATCAACGACAGACTACAAGGAGAATAATATGTTAAAATGGTTGAGAAACCTATTCGGGTCAGCGCAAACTGAACCACTAGTTTTAACAGAAGAAGTCAAGGTAACAAAACCTAAGACTCCTACTGCTAAAAAGCCTGCTGCTAAAAAAGCACCGGCTAAAAAGAAGCCTGCTGCAAAGAAAAAAGCGCCGGCTAAAAAGAAAACTACTAAAAAGGAGAAGTAAATTATGTTAGATAAATTTAAATCTTGGGTAGGAAAAGCATTTCAAGAAAGAACTTCTTGGGATGGTGCAGTTTTAATTGCATTTGGTATCATTGTGTTAATTGCAAAACCTCTTGCAGGTTTATTAGCATATGCTGCTATTGCATATGGCGCTTGGACTATTTGGAAAAGCGAATAGTTGAATGCCAGACGCAGTAAATCTTACAGATTCTGCAATTAAGCATATGGAAGGCTTAATTGAAAAGACCGGCAAGCCTATTGTCCGACTTCAAATGAAGGGTGGTGGGTGTGCCGGATTTTCATACGATTGGCAGATGAGTGATTCTAAAGAATTAGATGACGAAATTATAAAACTTCCAAGTGGTGAATTTGCTATTGATAGTTCAAGTTTACTATATCTTATAGGGACCGAGATAGACTACGTAGAAGAAGTGTTCGGTTCTTACCTATCTATTAAAAATCCTAACTCAACATCAAGTTGTGGCTGCGGCGAAAGCGTAGGGTTTTAATTATTCCCAATTACAACGTCTGAACTAACAGGCATATCCCACATTTGTTTTTGCTCAACACCTTTGCGTTGGGCAAATCTCTTACTGTCACATTCAGTACAAACGTGAAAATAATTATTGTTTAGCCGAGTGCGACTGATCTTTTTCAAATCCCTGGTAAATACATTGTCACAATTGTCACACTTGAGTTGCACTACAGTTTTAGTACGTTTATAAACGTGCTCTTTACCGTGTTTACTCTTACGTTTGTGAGTAGTTTCTTTTTGTTCTGTGCCTAAAAACATACTTGTATTTACATTCGGCTTATAGAACTTAGAGATAAATATTGATAAGAAACAGAGTGTTTAGGGGATAAAATGGCAAGAAAAGTTATTGATACAGGCGCAGTAGGTAATGACGGTACCGGCGATAGTATTAGAGATTCGTTTCAAAAGGTAAACGATAACTTTAGAGAACTATATAGTTCATTAGGTTTAGGTGAAAGACTTACTTTTATTGGACTTAATGATTCACCGGCAACTTACTTAGGTAATGAAGGTGCTATTCTAGCAGTTAATCCTACTACAGATGCTATTGTATTTAAAAATATTGTTGGTGGCGTAGGTGTTGCTATTGACGATACTACTAATTCAAGTGAAATTAGTATTTCAACAGAATTCAGTGAAATTTCAGGTGATACATCACCACAACTTGGTGGTAACTTATCTGCAAGATCAGGTGGTAACCAGTATAGAATACAAGATTTACCTACTCCAGTTAGCGATGATGAAGGTGCTAACAAAGGTTACGTAGATACAAAGATTTCAGTTCAAGGTGTAGACGCTGTTGATCCAGAGACGGGTCAAACAAATAGTGCTTTTGGTACTATGGGCGGTCCACTTATACTTTCAAGAGATCCAGAACCAGATGACGATACAACATACGACGGCTTAATTGCTGCAACTAAAGGTTATGTTGACAAATCATCTTTTGGATCTAGTGTAAACTTATATGTTGCAACATCAGGTGCAGACGAACGTCCAGGTGTGAGTGAAGAACTACAAGGTAGAGCTCTTGCTTATGCATATAGATCAATCGAAGCAGCACTTAAACGTGCAGAAGAAATTGTTTTAGATTCACAAAAAGAAATTGGACCATACAAAAAGATTTTAACATTTAATAATGGTGCCAATGACGTTACACTAAACTCTATTGAAACTTCGCCAGACAGTGGTACAGGATTTGCTGGTACAGTTACATTGAGTGTTGATACAATTAGTATTGCAACTGTAGGTGCTAACTACTTACCAGGTGATATTATTACACTAGATGGTGGAGCAGGTTCCGTTGCAAAGTATGAAGTATTAAGTACAGCAAGTACACCGGGTGCTGTTGTAACATTTAGACAAATTAGTTCAGGTAATTATAGTTCTCTTCCAGGTAGTACAAACGTTCCTACAACATCTGACTCACAGTTTGGTGCTGGAGCAACATTTAATATAACATATAGAGTTGCAGGCGTAACAATTAGCAATCCAGGTAGCGGATACAGTTTAGTATCTGTTAGGATTAACGGCGGCGGCGAAACAAAAGGCGGCTTTGGTATTGCACAAGTTGTATCAGGCGAAATTACTGGTATTGAAATTACAGACCAAGGTAGTGGCTTTACAACTATTCCAAATGTTGTTGCTGACTTACCTAGATTTTTACTTACAACAGAAGGTCAAAGAACAGACTTTACAGGTGATGTATTAACTGATACTCCGATTGCATTTAGAACAAGAGATATTAGAGAAGGCTTATTTTTACGTGGTGAAGATTCAGGTGCACTTGCACAGATTTTAGGACACACTGGTGAACTTGATAGTCTTGGAAATGAAATTTTTGATGTTGATATTAAGTTTGGTGACTTTACACCAGGCGAAGTTATTTCTTATGGTGATGTAAGTAATCAAGTTAACTTAACAATTAAAGTAGAAAGCGGTATTTACGAAGAACACTATCCATTGAAAGTTCCACAGAACGTATCAATTGTTGGTGACGAATTTAGACGTTGTATTATTCGACCTAAGCCAGGAACTTCAAGTTCACCTTGGGCGTTTAGTAAATTTAGACGTGATACAGTTATTGATGGTCTCCAAGTAACTGATAGACTTTATGGTCATCATTACTTACACGACACATCACAACCTGTTTATCCTAAAATTGATAACGCTGGTAACTACAAAAATTCTGCAACACTTTTAAAACTAAACAAAGTGTTTATTCAGAACGAAGTAGTTGAATGGATTGATAATCAAATTGCAAATAGTATTGCACCGTTTGATGTTACATTCCAATATAATAAAAATTTATGTAAACGTGACGTCGGACTACTAGTTGATAGTATGATCTTTGATTTGAAGTACGGCGGTTACAACAGAACTATATCAGCAGCATTAAAATACTTTGAAAGTGCTAGTGCTAGACTTGCAATTACAACACAGTTATCAGAAACAATCGCAGGTATTAGACGTATTGATTACCTTGCTAGTTTTATCCTTAACAATGTTGAGTTAGGTACTTCATTTCAAACTACTTTCCCACAAATTATTGATACTGCATTTGTCAAAGAAACTGGAACAGAAACTGTATTCACAGATCTAGTTGATGCTGTTGTAGATGTAATTAGTAGTTCAGGTAGTGTAAACTATCCTGAAGAAAACCAATACTTAGATGTATTCTTAGCAAACGATGCAGTACGTTGGCAAGGTATTACAATGCAAGGACACGGAGGTTTTGCATTAACACTTGACCCTGAAGGACAAATTCTTGCTAAGTCACCTTATGCACAAGAGTGTGCTGCATTTAGTAGATCAATTAACAAACAAATATTTGCAGGTGGTATGTTTGTTGACGGCTTCGCAGGTAACTTACAGTTTGAACACTTAACATCAACATCTGATACAAGATTAGGTATTGGTGGACTAGAAAGATTCCCACAATTGCCTGCATCATTCATTGTTGATGATGCTGTGTTTAGAATTAACTATGTTAGAGACTTTGTTTATAGTCCTAGTGGTTCTACAGCAACATTTGTACTTGATGAAACTACACCATTTACAAGACCTGCAGGTTTCCAAACACTTACAGGTATAACAGTTGCTAACCCAGGTGTGTTTACTAAAAACGATCACAGACTACAGTCAGGTGCTATTGTTAGATTTAGATCAGTAGGCGGCGGGTTGCCAGCACCACTAGTAGCAGACAGAGACTACTATGTTTTTGAAGATAGTTTAACAAACAACACATTCCAAATCAAAGCAGACTTTGACGGAAGTGTACCTATTGAGATTACAACAACTGGTAGTGGAACAATTCAGTACCAAAGAATTTACGAAGTGTTGATGCCTGGTAACAGATCAATGCTATCAAACGACTTTACACAAGTTGCTGATATGGGTTACGGCTTAATTGCAACTAACGGTGGTTTAACTGAATCAGTATCAATGTTTACATATTACTGTTATGCATCATACTATTCAATCAACGGTGCTCAAATACGTTCAGTGGGCGGTTCGTCCGCACACGGTATCTACGCACTTGTTGCAGAAGGTTCAGATCCTTTAGAGGTACCAACACCAGTTTCATTGTATAATGATCTTGCACAAAGAGTAGATTGTTATGCACCTACTCCAGCATTTGCTACAACTACAAACGGATTGTTTGTTCACGTTACAAACTATGATTACACACCATTAAACAACTCAGAACTTGAAGTTGATCACGGAAACTTAATATTTAGATATCCAGTTACATCTGTAACAACACAAGATTTGCCAGCAGGCGTTGCAAGACTTAACTTAACATCAGATGAAACAGGAAACTTTGATGGATTGTTTGCACAGATTCCAGATGGAACTAAACTATCGTTGCGTTCAAACTCACAGGTTATTTTAACAGGTGATATTGTTAACGTTGCTACAAGACCATCTACAGGTTTAAAACTTGCTGAGTCGAAGAATGTTTATCGTGTACTACAGTTTGAAGACCATAGTGATACAAGAGGAAATTTTGAAGTAGAATTTACTCCGGGTGCAATTGCAACTATACGTATGTACGCTATTATTGATAGTACAGATAGCGGAACAGATATTGCTACGTTTACATTCCCTCATAGATTAAGAACTGGTGACACATTTGTTCCAACATCAACACAGATAGGAATGACATCAGGTGTTACTTACTATGTTAAAGATGTTCCAAAGTATGACCAAGCAATATTTTCTACATCACCAGGTGGTGTTACATTAGGACTTACAACTGGTTCAAGTTTAGGACTTAAAGGTTTAATTCCGCACAAACAATTGCGTAACTACATCTTTACGTTTCTCTCAACTGGTACTTTGCCAACAGGAATTATTGAAGGTCAAAAGTATTATGTTAGAGAAACAGGACTAACTACAACATCATTCCAAGTTAGTGAAAGTTTAACAACAAATGCTATTGGTGTAACTGATGCAGGTACTGGTACTATTACAGCAAACGTTGAAGGACTAGGTAAAACTACACTTAGAGAAAACTATGATTACATTGACCTAACACTTTACAAACCAGGTGAACTTGTTGGTACTACAGGTGCAGGGTTAACATTCTCGGAAGGGACTAAAACACCAGTTACAATTAGTATTGCTGCTCCGGCAGTCTTTACTGCTGTAGGACACGGTTTAGTACAAGGTGATTGTATTGTATTCCAAACAACAGATAAATTGCCAACAGGTCTTAGTGAAAGCATACACTATTTTGTTTATAGTGTTCCAACTCCTGATACATTTACAGTAAGTGCGGAATGGTATGCTTTGGCTGCTGCTACACAGGCAGAATCAAGTGTTCCACAAGCAGGTACACACACGTTTGCTAAAGTAAAAGGTAAGGCAGGTGATACTGAAATTGCTGTTGTTCCGGTTGCTCCAGCAGATAGATCAAGGGTTCCTGGTTCAAGAGTATTATTCCTAGGTGAAGAATACGTAATTAGTAGTTACGAATCAGAAGATGATATTAACGTTAGACCATATGCAAGAATTACACTTGATAGACCATTAGAACAAAGTGTATTAGACTATGGTGCAACTTATACAATTAGAAGTGCTGTACCAGTAAGAAGTGTAGGTGCAGACGGTAACTTAACAATTAGAATTTCGTTGACTCGTGTTACATCACACGATTTATTAGACATTGGTACAGGTTCGTATGCAGATACTAACTATCCAAATGAAATTTACGGGCCACCTGTTAATTCTGTAAACGCAGCAACTGAAACAGATGAACGTGATGTGGGACGTGTGTTCTACGTAACAACTGACCAATTTGGTAACTTTAGAGTTGGTCCGTTCTTTAGCGTTGACCAAGGTACAGGACAGGTTACATTCTCAGCAGCGATTGCATTGAGTAACTTGGATGGACTTGGATTTAAACGTGGTGTTCCGATTGCTGAATTTAGTACAGACTCAGGGTTTAGTGATAACGCTGTTGATACAGTTCCAACAGAAAACGCTGCTCGTGTTTACATTGAAAGACGTTTAGGTAAAACACATAATGGTGCAGCAGTACCACAAGGTAACTTACTACCGCCACTAAGCGGTGGCTTCTTAGCACTAGACGGCGGCCTTCCTATGAAAGGTCCAGTAGATATGAATGTGGTCAACAAGATTGTTAATCTTGCTGATCCTACTGATGGTACAGATGCTGTTAACTTAAGAAGTTTAACATTTGAAAACATTCAAAACTTTGGATTTACTGACACTAAAGCAAATGAATTTATTGTATTCACTGGCGTTGGACAACAAGCGATTAACGCAACTGTTGTTGGAGACATTGACTTTAACATTGATTCGACAGCAAACACAATTGATGCACAGATTAATCCAGACACAATTTTAAACGCAGACATTAACAGCACAGCAGGTGTTGAACAAAGCAAACTGTTAATGAATCTTGCAGGTACTGCGGCAGCAGCGCCAACAGGTACGCAAGCAGATAAACAAGCAGCAAGTGGTGTTGTTAGTTTTGACGATGCACAATTTGTAGCAAGTAACGGTTGGATTACACTTAAAGATAATGGAACTCCAAGAAGTGCATTAGCACAAGTTACAGCAAGAAGTGTTATAGGTAACAATCAACTTACACTTGACGATGCAGCAGACGTTCCATTTACAACTGTTGTAGATAACGGTGGTGCTCTTAAGAAAGCACAATACGGTACTACAGGATTTGTACGTAGAACAAACGCTTTAAGTAATGCATCTGATTTAGATTATACAGTAATTGAAGCAGTTGCAGCATACACTGGATCAGGTGATAATAATACACTAATCCAAAGAGATAGTAATGGTGACTTTGCTGCAAATAATGCAGACTTTAGTACATTAAAAATTGACACTAAAACAGCAATTGATACAGGTACTATTTCATCAGGTGGATTTATTAGACTTTATACATACGGTGGTAATGGTGGTATTTACTTACAAGATGGTTCACTATCATCTGATAAAACTAACCAGTACTGGAATAATAAACACGAATTTAAAACACAGGACGGTTTGAGTAATGCTCCAATTACAGCAAGTAGTGTTGAAACACTTGTTTTAACAACAGGCGGAAATACTACTACTGGTACAGTAACAGGTAGATGGAGTCTTACAGGAAGCAGTCCAAATGAATCAAGGTTTGAAGCAACTTATGCTGCTGACCTTGCAGAATACTACGAAGGTGACAAGGAATATGAAGTTGGAACAGTGTTAGTATTTGGCGGTGACAAGGAAGTTACAACTACAAAAGATAAAATGAGTAGAAAGGTAGCAGGTGTTGTTTCAGATAGAGCAGCATATGTTATGTACAGTGCTTGTCCAGGATTTAAAAATCTTGTAGCACTACAAGGTAGAGTTCCAGTTAAAGTAGTAGGTAAGATTGAAAAAGGTGATACCCTAGTAACTTCGCACATTGAAGGAGTTGCAATAGTGTCAGATGATCCGAAAGCAGGAACAATTATTGGTAAAGCAATTGAAGCATATGATAGTGATCATATAGGAACAATTGAAGTAGCGGTAGGGAGATCATAATGGCATTTAATAATAACGTTAGTCCGGGAACACCACCACTTAATTGGCAAAAGATTAAAGATTCTTTTGATGTTATCAATGCTAACTTTACACAAATTGGTACAGCAATTGCACAGTATCGACCAGTTACTATTATAAACATTGATGCAAGCAATCCTGTTAAAGTTACTACAAATGGTAGTCACGACTTAGAAGCAGGAGCACGAGTATCAATTACAGGTTCAGGCGTTTCGCAACTAGATACTAATCAATACTATGTTACTATTAGCAGTACAGACGAAGTATTACTTTATACCGATGCAGATTTAACTGTAGCAGTTGACGGTACTGCACACGATGCTTATCCATCGTCAGGCGGTGTAATACAAGGATACAGTCCATTTGCTAATTTAGATTTTGATAACTTTAGAAATAATATTATCCCTGCAGAAACAGGTAAATTTAATTTAGGTTCATTTACAAAACAGTGGAAAGAATTACACGTCGAACCTAAAAGCGATGTACCAGGCAGTGAGAATAATGGTTTATGGTTAGGACTTGCTAAAGTTGAAGGTATCGGAACTGTAATTAATCTTCCAGTTGATTCGACTGTAGACGGAACAAAAATTATTGATCTAGATAAAACTTTCTTTAAGGAAGTGCAAGTAGATAACGGAAACGCAGTTGTAGCAGATGAATTTGTTGATAGTTTAAATTTAATTAGCGGCACTGCTATGCAACTTACTGTAGACAGTGGAGCAGAGAGTGTAACATTTACAAACACAGGTGTAACACAACTAGCAGGTAGCACAGGTATAAGTGTAAGTGCAGGCACAGGAAATATTACATTAACTAACACAGGTGTTACAAGTCTAGGAAATGCTAGTACGCTACCTACAGGACTTCCAGTAGGATCAGGTATTGCAAGAGATAACACTACAGGTGTTGTCACTATGACAAATACAGGTGTCATTGATCTTGATGACGGATTTGGTATTACACTTTCAAGAGATGATGCAACTGGTATTGTTACAGTAACCAATGCTGCTCCGGCAGTTAATACATTTGGAACATTTGCAGTCCAAGGACAATCAGATATACAACCTGATAACACTTCAGATACATTAGAAATTGTTGCAGGGTACGGAATAGGAATTAGTACAGACGGTGTTAATGATAAAATTACTTTTGCTTTTGATCCTAATGTGGACATTAATGGTAGTGTTTTTGCTGATGACAGTACGTTGCTTGTTGACGGTGTTATGGGTAGAATTGTTGCTGATGTTTATGCTAACGTATTTGGTAATGTTACAGGTAACGTAACAGGTGATGTTACAGGAAACACAACAGGATATCACACAGGTGATGTTACAGGTAGTGTATTTGCTGATGATAGTACAAAACTAGTTGACGCTGTTGATGGTACTTTTAACTTAGATGGATCAGTAAGTAGTAACATTATTGCAGATCAAGACAATCAATATGATTTAGGATCTAGTTCACTACAATATAAAAACTTATTCCTATCGCAGCACATTGAAATGGGTGGAAATATTGTTGCCATTGGTAATGTAACAGCAGCGAATGTAACTGGTAACTTGTTAGGATATCATACAGGTGATATGACGGGTTCAGTATTTGGCGATGACAGTACAAAACTAGTAGATGGTGCTGAAAGTAAAATTGTAGGTCCAGTTGAATCAGACAATATTAGAGGATCATTTATAGGAACAGTGTTTAGTGATGACTCATCTGTAGTTATTAATGAAGAAGGTACAGTGTTAGGAACTATTGCACCAGGTGCAGCGGCTCCGGCTTCAGAAACAGAAGCAGCACCTGTAGGTGAAATTAGAGTTGATGACAGTTATGTCTATGTCCGCAAGAGTACGGGCTGGGGCAAAATTGCAATCGGCGGTTGGGTATAGGAGCGGATAGATGGCAAAACTTACAGTAAACATTGGAACATCCGCAAACGATAGAACAGGCGATAATCTACGTACTGCCTTTAACAAAATCAATCAAAACTTTGATGAAGTATATATTGGTCCACCGCAACTTACACAGACTGAGATAGATGCTCTTACACCAGTT